GTGGCGTTTGCAATGTTGGTGAGCGTTTCGGTAGTAGCCGCTTCACGTGCGGCTGTGTCAGTCTGTGCGGCTACTGTTTTAGAAGCATCAGTGACTGTTGCTAAGTTTCTAGCGTTTAGCGCGTCAATAGATGGAGTTGAAAGGTCAGGGCGCTCTGTGGCTGTAGCGGTGCTTTTGAGTTCTACCTGCCCAGTTTTTGGGTTGACCCATTCAAAAGTTTGGCCGGGGCCAAGTTCTTTACGTGCCAATGCAAACGCATCATTAAAGTTTGTGGTGTTTTTGATCGAAGCCCGTGTTTGATCGTTTGCAACATTTTTGTCAATAGCACCCTGCAAGTTACCAAACTCAGTATCAACAAGCGTACTTGCATCGGGGAGAGTTGCCGCAAGTGCATCTGCACCGCCAAGGTTCAATGTGTCCGTTGTAGTTGCGCCATCACCAACCGACGAAACAATATCTTTGGTTGCAAGGTTTGAAGCAACGGTGTCGTTGCCTGTTGCGCCTGTAACTGTGTCCGTAGTTGTTTTGGTGTCTGTTGTAACCTTGGTATCGGTACCTTCATCCTTTGTACCTTTGGCTTCTGCAATAGCGGAATTGGCTGCGGCAATTGCAGTGTTAATAACAATTTGATCCAATGGTTTACCTGAGACTACACCAGTCACGGCGTTTGTAACCATTTTTTGTTGGGCAGCGGTTAGGTCTCCAAACCCTTCTATGTTGCCTAAAAGTGAGTTGACCGCGCCGTTAATTCCACCAGTAGCCGCGCCTCTTAGCATGGCTTCACCAACATCTTGGCCGCTAAGTAACGCAGTGCCCGCAGAAACCGCAGCGTTTTGGAAAGAGTTGGTTAACGTCTTTGTAAGTTCAGGGGACAGACCAAGGTCTTTAATGAACGAAGCGCCATCCCCCATAAAATCCATACCGGGAATTTGGGAACCAGCAAAACTGATTGCCGCGCTTTTAATTGAATCGCCAAGGTCTTTACCGCTTAAAACGTTTACAGCCAAATTAGCCGCAATCTGTTGGGGTATAGACAAACCGCCTGTAGCAATAGCAAGACCTATTTGACCGATAGGGCCAAGGTCTGCCATGAGGTTTGCAAGGTCGTTAGATGACGCTTTTGTTGTGTAGAAAATAGGCGTGCCATCAGGGGCAAACTGAACGCGATAACCTGTGTTACCAGAGCCTGCAAATGTGCCACCCCAAGCATTTCCGGTTTGACGTTCGCTGTATGTATTAGGGACAGCTTGACCTGTTACTTTGTTGCCGTATGTAGTTTGTCCTGTATCTGCTACAAGTTTGCCGTCTACTGTTTTAAGTTTTGATGCGTCAACAGTAGTATATCCTTCGCCACCATCATATAGACCATACATAGTTTCCAGTTTTGCACCGGAAGGAACTTCAACAATAGTGGAAGTTTCATTTCCATCTTGATCGTATTGACCTGAAGGTTTTACAATATAAGAAAATGGTTGGCCGGTATTTTCATCTGTGCTTGTAAAAACACGCTGTCCGTTATACGTTTTACCAATTTCTTGTACGTCTGAGTAAACAGGAACTTCACCAAACTGTTTAATATCCGTAATACCAATACTGGACAAAATACCAGCCATATCCGCAGCGTTAGCTTGCGCAGTACCAAAACCTTCACCTTGCCATTTATCTGTTAAGTTTTGGCCAAGAATTTGTTGGGTTAACGTAGCGGTTGCGGCGGAGCCAGTGTCTTTGACTGTGTTCCCTTCGGAGTCCACGATTGCACCAGTTTTGGTTAAGAAGGTGCCGTTCTTTAAATCTGTTGCTGTAGATAAATCAACTGCGCTTGCGGCGGTATCCTCGCCTTGTGTAACTGTAGCGGCTATATCTGTGCCCGCAACACTGTCAATTACTTTAGCAACAGCAACAGCATCTGTGGTGTCAACTGCGGCTAATTTACTATCTACTACGGCTTTGTCCGTAACGCTAAGACCGTTGTATGCGTCTTCTAATTTGTCAAAGTAAGCTGTTTTTGAGGCTTCATCTTTTAGGTGAAACCCGCTTGCATCCATCAAAGTCTTGTCATTTAGCAACCCAGACATTACGTCAACAAGAGTTACGTTGCTGTTATTCGCCGCCACCTCGTTGTACAAATTGTCCATCACTAAATTTGTACTTGTAATAGCTTCATCATACGAATCAGCATCTGGGGCGCCAGATAAGATAACTTTAACGCCTTGATCTCCAAGCCTAGAAACAATTTCGTTTAGGTTGTTAAGGATAGTGTTGCGGTCAACACCAGTTGCAAGATCATTACCGCCAATACTTAAAATAACAGTTGAGCCCGGCGCAAAAGTGCCGCCGTTACTTTCAAATTGGTTTAGTTGGTTTAGTACATCTGCGGTCGTCTGGCCGCCTATGGCTGTGTTTGTAACGGTTTCATCAAACGCAACATCAGCAATGTTTGTAAAGTCGTCACCAGCCAACCAACTGTCACCCGCTAAAATAACACCGCTTAGTTCATTATTAGTTGTGTCCGCGACTGTATCAGTGTCCGTGTCAGCAGTGCTGTTTAAAAAAGATTGTACGTATTGTGTATATCGATCGTTGGGGTTGTCCGCAATGTAGCGATCAACTGCGCCAGAAAACACGTTTCCAAAATCATCGGCACTTACTGCACCGGTTTGTAACATGTTTAGAAAATGGTTGTAGCCGCCCGAATCAATTTGACTTGTATCTTCTCCAACACCTGAACGGCCAATAGTGGCATACGCGTCGCGAATTAGTTGATCTGCTTGAGTAGCAGACACCCCAGATGCCGTGTTGTTAGATAAAGCTGCAATCCCAGATGTATCCGCACTGGAGGAATCCGCCGCTGTAGCTGCCGTGTTGTTAGATAACGTTGCGATTCCAGATGTATCCGCTGCATCAGATGTAGCCCAATACGGGGTAACGTTGGCCTGTGTAAAGTAGTTGTTTACAGTGCCAAGGTCATAATTTGTGGCGCGTGACAAATCTTCTGCGGACACATTGAATTCTTTTGCCGCGTTTGCAATGGCTTGCGGATCGCCGAGGTTGGCCATCACGTATTCATAAATGTCTTTATCTGAGACTGCCATGTTTTACCTTATGGGGGAGTTGGGCGTGGGTCAGGCAACCGCGCAACATAGTTTACTGCCATTACTGCTGAAGCAACAGCAGGATATGGAGCAGATGCAGGGATAGCCTCCATCGTCACGTTCGTATCGTCTGCGCCCCAATACATTTCAATGTATTCATTAGCCGCCAAGTCAATATCAAATATCCAATTAACATTCATGTGGTTGTCTGAGCCTTCAACCGTGTATCTGTGCCCCGAATAACCAATTGTTGTTGTGCCGCGCTTGATCCAAATTTGCACATCTTTGGCTGACGCGTTGGTGCTTTTTAACTGAGCCGACAACTGAAAGTTATATACACCGGCAACAGCCACCTCAATCTTAGAAGTGCTGGCGGCTTGGAGGGCCACAAAGTTATTAAGGTAAGTTTGGTTAAACGTAATTGGGTAGCCTGTGTTTATAGCGGCAAGCGTCTGGTCTGCGGTGTTAAAGAACAGCCCGTTAGGAAAATTGACGTTGGCGGGATCAATTGCTCCAGACGTATCTAATTGCAGAAGAATCTTATCCAACTGGTTGAAATACAAACGCAGGATGTTGTTAAACTGTTCGTGGTAGTCAGGGTCGTACACCCTCGGCGCAAGCGGCAGATTCGGCGCGGCAACGCGGGACAGTTGGAAATCTGAAGTAACGATCATGTGTTACCTCGTCTGCCGTCAGCGCGGATGTCGATACGTGGTGCGCCCAACTGCCATGCGGTGCCAAGGCGATTAGATTCAATCTTAAAGATCAACTGACGCCCACGAACGCGGATATACACTTGCCCCGTAAACTCTTCAATTGGCGCAGTGGCAATACGCTGGATTGATGCACTGCTGCTCCCTGCGGCGGACTGTGGATTATTAAACCCTGAGCCTGAGTTACGCATGGGTAACAGTGTCATAGTGCACTGCGGCGTCAGATCACCTGTTGAGTTGCGGAATGTTAAGTCAGGAATTACGCGCCAGACAAAACCAAAATTATGGCCGTCATCAATATCAAATTCAGAAGAACCAATAGAGGCCGCAATAGCCACCGGCGTACCCGTTTCATCATCATCGTTTCCTTGCTCATGATTGACCAAGTTGTAAGAGTACGTAGCCGCTAGTGGGTAGTCCCGCAAGCCTGAATCTAGCCACGCAGTACGGCCCATTGTGCCGTAATACCAGATGTCTTCGCTGTAGTTATACACAACGTATTTGTTAACTGCTTGACTGTTAGCAGAGCAGTAGAACCACCAGATTTCATTGAAACCTTCGCTTGTACCCGCGAAGACTTGTGCCGCTTGAGTGGTGTTAATGTCACTAAAAATGTATTGACGCAGATCACAGCGCAGGGTTTGTACGCGACCATCGTACTTATAAAACTTATCTACGCCCATCCAGAACACAAGACCTGAAGCGGTTGCGGCTGCGTTTTGAGACTGGATAGAAATGTTATCGCCAAGCAGTTGCGATTGCCAAATAGCCGGAGCACCCACGTACTGCATCGAGTAGATAGCCGAGTCAGACCACACCACAATTTCTTGGCGGGTTTGTAGGCATGTGATCAGTTCGGAGCCATGGGAGAAACTAATGCTACCTGCTTGGTTGGTAGCCGAAGCCGCCCAATCAACTGCGGATTCTTGGGCAGACCAGCGAATTAGCATAGGGTTCTGCACGGCAGAGCCTTGGTCGTTACACCCAAACGCAAAGATAAACCGGTTGATGTCAGAGACAAAAATAAAGTTTTGAACTATAGGTACAGCAGATGCGCCGTTAAGGGAAGACAACGCAACACCACGAGATGTAACTCCCGTTGTAGCATCCCAATAATAGATAGCGCCACCGCGAGGGGCAAACACAAGGTCTTCCCCAAAGTTAGACTGACTCCACAGGCGAATGGCACTGAGAGATGTTCCTCCAGTACCCCATACCCCAGCACCCCACGCGCCACCACCCCAACCTACAAGGGGGCCTACGATTGCGGGGCCTACGTTAATTTGATATGCGGCAACCACGGACGCGCCGCCGCCGGGAGAACCTGAAACGTCTGTAGCGTTGGCATTTACGCCAACACTGATTGTGTACGTATTAGCGCCCAATACTGTAATTTGATATTCAGCATTCAAGACCGTAGCCGTGATGTTGCCGCCTAATCCTACAGCACCACTGAAGGTTACAAAGTCGCCCGTCACACCCCCGTGTGCAGTATCAGTAACTGTGATAACAGGGGAGCCTAGTGTTGCAGTAAAAGGGTTTGTCAGCGCAACATTGAACTTTGTGTATGTTGCGGAAACGGAAGCACCGCCCCCACCTGTCACAGTAGAAGTAGCTGTGGTAGATACGGTAATTGTGTAGTCGTCAACCCCGACAACTGTTACTTTGTGATTGGTGTTAATAACTTCTGCTGGAATACCGCCCACTGCAACGGCCCCCGAAAATGTAGCAACATCTCCAGTGGTCAGCCCGTGAGCAGTATCGTTTACATTGATAACCGCCAATCCGGACGTGGTATCAAACGGATTGTTGAGGGTGACAGGGGCTTCCGTGTACGAGCGCAGTGGGGTGATGTCGTAGTACGCCCCGCCTTGTTCGATGTAAAACTTTAAGTTTGTACCAACACCAATAAGGTTTAAGAAACCCAGCGTTACCCAGTTCCACAGAGAACGGCATACGCCTTGAAACGTTGCCCCAGAGATACGTTGCCAACCACCGATTTTTTCGGGACTGCCGGAACGAAATCGCACCTTCTCAGATTCATACCAGCCGCCCGCTACGTTTGTAGCCGAGTTGGGGTTACCCATCGTTTCCGACGCATAGCGCGTATTTTCGCGATTGACCCCCGGGCGGAATATGATTTTCTTAAGCGACATCGGTTAATCCAGTAAAGCGCACTCGGCTGTGCGGCGTTTTAACAAGCCCGGCAAAACCTTGCCGCCACCTTTAGTCCAGAGCATCAGTTGTTCCTTGGCCCCTTCCCAATCATTGGCGTTGATTTTCCTCTTTAACGTGCTTGTTTGCAAGCGCCCAATGCCCAAGTTGTAACAGAAATCTACGATGGCGTTTAGCTTCCTTGGATCACCTTGAGCGGCAATCACCAGCAGGTTTGGACAATGCCTTACTGCACCGGGTGCGTAGGTGTGTAGGAGTTCTGCCATCAACAGCGCTCTGGCTGTCGGCTCATCCATTGGCGGGTCTTCTAGCGTTACCTTGCGCCCATCAGCGTAGTAGGTGGAACCATACCCGATTGTGGCTACGTTAGCTGGACACAGGTACGGCTTGGCCCGATAGCCTTCAAACCGTCGGCACAGTTCTGCGGCTAGTTCTAGGTTCATATTCCGCGCTGTTTCAGAGTTCTATCGAGGAACCAATAGTTAATTGTTCCAGACAGCAGGGCTGAAAAGTCAGGCGACATCATGGTTTTAAACACCTCTACGGCTGGCGCACCAGCAAGCCATGCGTTCCATGCAAACCATACGTGGACAAAAGACCAGACAAACAATATCCAGTAAGTTACCACTGGACGTACAGATGCAGACAGACTAGCCGCCCAGCCACCCGCAGCTTTAACCATCTCGGCTTGCTGATTGATTGCAGCATTAAAGGCATCCATGACACCAACGTCAATTGCAGCTTCTCTTTGAGCGCCAATCTCGGCTAACTTCTGCTGACCACGGATTTGCTCCAACTCGCACTGACGGCTAAACATTGCCATCTCATGCAAGCGCTCGTTCTTCTTGTCAAAGAACTTCAAGACTTCAGGGGCCAGACGGAAGATACCGCCAAAGACCCCGCCCAAAATACCACCGCCTAGAACTTCAAACATTTGATTCCTTAATCGTAAACATTAGATTCTTATGTGACGGGTAGTTCACAATGACTTCACCTTCTGGGCACTTGTATTTAATGTGCGCCATCAAAGTAGCAACGCCGGGCGTTACTTGTGAAGTAGTGTCAAGCTTGAACTTGTACCCAAACTTATCCACTGTGTCGCTGGCTGGGCCTGAAAACGTTGCAATGCTAGGTTTGGCTGGATGTACAACCAACTCAGAATCTCGCACTTCTAGTTTAAATGCCGTAACTTCGCAGTTATCCCTAATCTTCTGACGAGCCACTACAACCTTGAATTCGCCGTTTGCAGGCGCATCAGATATTTGGAAGTGCTCTGGCGCCCACTTGAGGATGTCTTTATGGAATACGCCAAACTTGTCAGCAAGCGTATAGCCCCCACCAATCATGGCAGTTGAGGCGGTTACTGCGCCAATAATTTTAGTGTAATACTCAAGTTCCATTTCACACCAAACTCCATGCAATCATGTACGTGCCAAAGATGACGAAGGCCGCCATACAGGCCGCCGCAATCAATGCTTCAGCCCAGTCCCGCATGACTATGCCGCCGCTGTACGCAAAGGTGTTAAGTCTTCCGTTGTCCAGAAGTCTTTAGCCAGCATGATATTCAAATGCTCTTTGTTACGAGCAAGGCAGTCGGCCCACTCTTGGGCTTCCATGCCTTCAGGCTGGCCAGCGTTGATGAGGTTGACGGAATCCATCGCGGCGCTGTAGTGGCGTGCAATTTCTTCTGCGGTTGGTTGTTGAATAGTGTCGGTCATACTTGCTCCTGTGTTGCGGGTACTTCTACCCATGAAATTGTTAATTCGTCCCAGCGGTACTTTTTACCGTCATTGGGGCGTGGTGTTGGTGCTTCAAAATCGCAAATTGTTTCATTAAACACCCAAGATGCGTATCCTTGATAAACCACCCATTCGTCTTTTACTGCTTGTTGTTTTGCAGTAATTTCTTCGGTAGTCATTTGCTCACAGGCAAATACGTCTGTGTAAACACCATTAACTAACTGATATGAAACAGTTTGATTTTTTTCATATGGGCCAAGCAAGGGTACAGAAGCCCGCACAAAACGCGCAAACTCTAAAGGTAAGTTGTTTGTATCTACATCAGGGAATGCTTGACGAAAGTTGTCGCCAAAGATTGGGTGTTCAAACGGCTGACCGTCAACAATACGAATAAAGAGTTCCATTACAGGTCTCCTGTATTTGTGGATGGGAATGAGCGAGTCGTACCGGGCCAGATGATACGGACTGCTCCACGGCCACCAGTGTTGCTCGAGTCGTTACCGCCAGCGCCGCCTCCAAAAGCGCCACCTCGTCCATTACTGGCGACGTTTGCACCGCCTTCTCCACCTGAACCACCTCCGCCACCGCCTGTACCAGTACCGCCAGCCCCAGAACTTCCTTGGCCCAAAAGACCTACACCGCCACCGCCTCCACAGCCCTCAACGCCGTCATAACCGCTTCCGCCGCCACCTCCGCCGCCACTACCAGCGCTACCGGAGCCACCGCCATCTCCGCCGCCGCCGCCACTTCCTGAATATCCACCAGCACCTCCACCGCCTTGCCTGCCTACGCCGCCACTACCACCACCGTCTCCAGTGTAAGACCCACCGCCTTGGTTAGTAGTGCCATTACCTTGCACCGTTCCACTATCTATAAAATATGAACTTTGTCCTTGGCCACCTGCAAATACTGTGTAACTGTTACCGGGAGTTACGGATATATTGTTTTTATATCCTAAACCTGCGCCGCCACGACCAGAAGAACTACCGGATCGGCCAACACTACCGCCAACAGCAACCACGGACACAGATGTAACCCCTGCTGGAGCAACCCATGAATAAGTTCCAGCAGTAGTGTAGGCTTGTTGGCCGGGGGGTGGGCCACTGGCTCCAGTAGCCGCCAAGATCATCTGAATACCGCTCATGTTACATTCCCGTTAACAACGCAAACTGTACCGCTAATAAACAAGACCGTAGCCACGCCACGAGTTGCCAATGTGATCGTTGCCTTATCCGAATCAGTACCACCAATGTAGGCAGTCGTGATGCTCATGGTCATTGTGATACCGCCGCTTGTGTTGTTAAAGATTGATACCACATCGCCTGTTGAGAACGTTGCGTTAGGTACTGTAATTGAACCACCAGAGCCAACTTCAATAAACTCACCAACATCAGTTGTTGCTAACGAGTATGAACCAGTCTTGGCAGAACCTGATTGTGGGATGGCTCTGAGTTTGCCAACGGAATCGTACCAATCCGTGCCGTTGTTGTACATCCTTGGATTGCCAGCCCCATCAGACAGCACGATGTAGTTGCTTGCTGTGCGAATGTCTAGACCGCCATTGTTTCCTGAAAAATTACCAACAATTGTGTTGTTATTACCGCTGGTCATTGCATCACCAGAAGCATAAGTTCCTGTTGAACCTATAAATGTATTTCCATTTCCTGTGCTATTTTGTCCAGCTTGAATACCAACAAAAGTGTTGTAGTAACCAGTTGCTAAATATCCAGCACGATAACCCAAGTAAGTATTTGCACCAGCACCAGCACCGCCAGTTGTTTGTGTGTAACCAGCTTGATAACCCAAAAATACATTTGCAGAACCAGTCGTGTTGCTATACCCCGCCTGATAACCTACGGCAGTTGAGTTAGATGCTGTGGTGTTGGAGTAAAGAGCCGAAGTGCCAAGAGCGGTATTAAAAGAACCTGTGGTATTGCTACCTAATGCGCCTGTCAATGAACCTGCAACCCCGCCACCAACTGCCGCATTAGATGCCCCAGTTGTATTACTTGCCAAGGTGTTATCACCTACGGCAGTGTTGTTTGCTCCAGTAGAATTTGCTTGTAAAGCCGCATTACCAACAGCAGTAGTACCAGCACCAGTGGTAAATTTACCCGCCTGATACCCCACCATTGTATTGTTATTGGCATTGCTTGTGTAGCCAGCTTGATAACCAATAGCGGTCAGCCATGTGCCTGTTGTGTTTGTGTACCCCGCCTGATAACCTACAGCAGTGTTGTTTGATGCTGTGGTGTTGGCGTTAAGAGCGTCTGTTCCAACGGCTGTGTTGGACGAGCCTGTGGTGTTTGCCTCTAAAGCAAGATAACCAAACGCATTGTTGTAATTTCCAGTTGTGTTTACTTGCAGAGCCTCTCTACCAACAGCAGTGTTTTGAACGCCCGTGTCATTTAACTGAAGCGCAAACATACCAACCGCAGTATTTCTATCACCAGTAGTTGTTGTAGTCAAAGCCGCATAACCAACAGCCGTATTTCCTCCAGCAGTCGTATTAGCCGCCAAAGCACTAGCACCCACAGCCGTGTTGGTAGACACAGCACCTGCGCCACGGCCTACTGTTAGACCATAGATCAAACCATCAGATGCGGCTGAGTCTTTAATTAACTTGCCAGTCGTGCTGTTAAATAGTGCAATACCGTTAGCCGTTGCAGAAGCTGGGCCAACCACATCGCCGGGGCCTGAAGTGGTGGAGGCCACTTTTACATAGTCTGTGCCGTTGTAATAAACAAAAGCTGACTCGCCTACAGCAACAGAAACACCGGTCTGACCAGACGCTTTGAACGTCACGATACCGCCAGTAGCCGCATTCACCACTGTATATGTTTTGCTATAACTTGGAGCCGTAATTACTTTGGCGGTTGTTAATGTGCCCGTGACCCGCACGATGGCAAACTGAGCCGTAACCGTACCCGCACCAGTCAGTGTGGATGTGATGTTAGAAGCTGAGGCATCGCCTGTTGTATTGGCCAGAGTTACCGCGCCGTCATTTGTCAGCGTCAGTGTGGCTGCAATAGCAATGTTGGTGTACTGCGTAATACCGTTGTTAACTGTGTCGCCCCACGTACCAGAGAGTTCACCCTGTACCGGTAAAGCAAGTCCTAGTTGTCCCGTTGCGCCTGTGGTCATTTAAAACTCCTGTCTATACGTAGAACTTATCTACACTGTGATGATATTTTGCCAGTTTGCGTCTTCTGTGTCATCAATTAAACTCCAGTAAGACAACCCAATTGTTCCTAATTCGCCCATGGCTTGTGATCCAGTAACAGCCACTAACCTTGCGCCAATAGACATCGCGCCTGCGGCGCCAGCGGCGGATACGCCTGAAATGGCTATTGCTTTGACTGGAACTTCATCCCCAATAAGTCCTGAAGCACTTATACCCGTTAAGGCAACAGTACGTTCGCCCATTGCGACGTCGCCAACAGAGCCCGTAGCCAAAACGCTAGTTGCTTGAAAATTAAATTCTAGCGTGCCAACAGCGCCTGTGGCTTCAACTCCTGTAAGCGCGACAGTTCTGTCAGACCCCAAAGTACCAACAACACCAGAAGCCTCATTGCCTCCAATGTTTGCGCCATACGTAAAACCAACTGTAGCAACAGCGCCTGACGCTTCAACGCCAGAGAGTGCGACCGATCTTGAGACCTCTACAGTACCAACCGAACCTGTCGCAAGAACACTGTCTTCGCTTTCTGATGAATCAACGGCAACAGAACCAACTGCGCCTATTGCCCCAACCCCTTCAAGCCCAGAATCACGTCCGGGTATTGAAATCTCCCCCGGTACACCAATGGCTGATACGCCCGTGAGAGCAAACTGTCTTTCCGCAACAGTAACTGATCCGACTGCCCCAGTAGCCGCTACACCGGTAATAGCTACCTCGTATATGGCCTCTGCAGTAATAGAACCGACACCACCAGACGCAACAACGCCAGAGAGTTCAGATTGCTGACCTCCCCAACTATTGTCACCCCACGCCCCTGCGCCCCATGCGGTTGTCATTTACTGCCCTCCCAGACAGGAGGATCAGGTTGTAGCCAAACGGAGCAACGCAGTAGATGTGGTGTTTGAAGGCATTGTCAAAGTGAACGTACCGGCAGTCACAGTCTGTGAACCAAAGGTATGAACGCTAACAGCCTTGTTAGAAGCCGACGAGTTGTAAATCAACACAGCGTCAAATGCTGTAGTCAAGGTTACGTTTGTGTACGTAATACTGGCGCTGGGTGTCCAATAGCCTGTACCTGCTGTAGCAGATGTATTTGTAGACAAAGGCGACGTACCATTAGTCACTGTTACACCGCCGGGAGTGTAATTTGTGCCAGTCACTTCGCCCGTTGTGCTATACGCGGTTGTCGACGCGTTCACTGTGGCAGAAGCCAAGAACAAAGCGGCTTTGAAAGTGTTGCCTGTACTTGTAGTGAAGTTGTGCGTTGCTGTCATCAATTCACCTAAGAAAGATGAGCACATTGCTTGGGTATTTGCCATGATTTTTCCTTACTCAAAAGAAGCTGTGGAACCTGAAAGAACCACGGATTTTTTTAACTGAACGTGCACCGAACGGTGGACAAGTTCTCCATCCAACCAATACTCCACCCACGTGGTGTACTCGTCGTCATTATCAACGAAACCTTCTTTTTTCTCAAGCAAGGAATCGTCCATATCGCCTTTGGTTGTCGTAACAATCAATTTGAACTCCTAATAAGTGCTGCGGTTGCAGTGTTGGCGGGCATTGTGATAGTGAAATTAGCGGAAGTTTTATCAGCGCCAAAATCTAATACCGCAATTGATTTGTTGCCTTGCGTAGCGTTGTACATCAACGCACAACGTGCGGTCACTGAAGCGTTAAACACCACGTCCGCAAAGTCTACATACACAGTGTATCCAGACGTATTGATTGTGACGCCTGTCATCACCACCCCACCAGCAACATATCCTGTACCGGTTACTTCGTCTGTAGAAGAATATGCGGTAGTGGTTTCATTTAAGTTTGCCCCCGCAGTGTAGAGCGCAATCTTGATCTGATCCGTGAGCAAGTCATGGATACCTTGGTACAACTCAGCTTTGAAACTTGTTGTCTGCGTTTGAACAATGCTACTCATGTCACAGGCATCCGGTACTGGCCATCACGATAAGCGTCCATACGTTGCTTACCATCGCCAAAGTTTTTGAGCAATCCAATTGCTTGTGCGTATAACTTATCATACACCGCAGTATCAGCCGCTTCACCCTTCATGAAACGCAAGGCTTCAATCAATGCACCATTAAGCAGTGCACTGTCAAAGTTGTCACCAAGCCATGAAGTACCCGCATCAACAATTGATGGTGGGTAATAAAAATAATGCAACTCTGCGCGGTAGTTATAGTTTGGCGTTGGGCCTACGATAAACGTCAGTTCTCTAACATCGGTTGATGTTGGGCCAAAAATTGCATAGTGTTTTGGCTGTGATGTTGCTGAAGTATTTGGGTACGCTTCGCGGATAAAGTTAACGTCTTTGTTTAGCAGGTACAAATAATCGCCTTGAAAAACAATCGCTCCTGATACCGTACCGGAGTTAACAATATTTAAAGTTATTGTTGTACCGGAAATCGCACGTACTAACGCGCCAGTAGCAATTCCAACACCAGACACTGCCTGACCAACTGTTATTCCAGAAGCACTTGCAACAACTATTGTGCTTTGCCCAGATGTCCCTGTAGCAGTGGTTGTGTTGTATGGGTAAACCGCCAGACTATACGGCGATAAAAAGTCATCGGGGCACGACAGATATTTGTTACCTGTTGTCAATATGCCTGTAACGTTTTTACGCAAGTTAGCCAACTGCACCGTGTTGTAAATTTTCTGTTCCGCTTGACGCGTGAACATAGCCAAAGACACCTCTTCGAAATTGTTTTCGCAGATGTCAATGATTTGGGCTTTTAACTCGGTGTAGTTCATGTCTACCTCTTAGGCCATGGGGCCGCGTGCCATTCTGCCTTTGGTCTGGGCTTTACCGCCACGCACCATGATGCCTGACGTTTTAGTTGGCTTGTCACCAGCATTTTTGCTGACGTTACCGACGCTCATGTCAACTGTATCAGCGCGGCTGTGGTTAGGGCCACTACCGGGATTCTCGGCAACAGTCACACCTTTACCACTCATTGTGTGTGGTTTGGCGTAAGCAGATGCGGGCTTGTTGTTTACTGTGGCCATATTAACCTCGCTTTTGTGCAGCGACTTTGGCCAAGTTACGACCCATAGTCTTCATGTCTGCGTTAGTTTTACCACCGCCAGAGCGACCTTTTCCGCCAGTCATGATGCCAACTGCGGGGCCGCTATTGCCCAAGTTTGTGCCTTCGGTTTTGCCTTTTTTGGCGATGCCGTCTGCTGATCGTGTGTATGCCATAGTGATCTCCTTAACTGACCGTTACTGTACCAACAAATGTCGTTGCCACCAAGTAGTTTGGTGTTAAATCGACGTCAAAAAATCTTGCGCCCCCAACAGGGTTCCACCCCCACTGAATATCCCGTGAGCCCCCCGACAAATTGCCGTTGGCGTTTATGCCTGACGTTACATAGGTTGTATCCCTACGCGGGTTGCGTAGGGCCTGTGGGTCATCCACTGGGTACATACCCAACTGTAACTGCGGCTGGTCGGGATCCCAGCACTCTTGGCAGACCAAAATGTTGAACCGCTTGGTCTTGATAATTTCTTCTTTAAGATTGCGCAGGCGAAATTGGAAGCCACAGCGATCGCATATCGCAATGGCTATCTTGCCGGACGCAAATCTATTTCCCATTACACACCACTTCCAAGGAACTGACGACGGGGTACAAAGCGAATTGCGGCCTTTTCGCGGTCTTCACCTGCGGCAAGGTCAAACTGCGTGTCATACGCCTCTTTGAGCATCGGGAGACGCTGCATCAATTCAGGCACCTTCATGGCAATATAGTAGGCCAAGCCAGCCACCACGACGGGCAGGAAGCGGAAATTCATGTCGCCGGTCTCTACACCAGCCCCCGCATCCTGAATGCGGCGTAGGCGGTAATACACGAGCGTGTACTGTTGCGAGTTATCAGGTGTGAGCCACAACGTCACGGCTGGTACATTGGGGTTGTAGACAGTTACGCCCGTAGTGTGCGCCGCTGCCGTAGTGTTCTGTTGCCCACGGAAACAGTTGTATAGGGTATTCCCTGTGATGTATCCGTAGTTGATGATTTCATCGTCTAACTTGATAAATCCTGTACCCGCCAGATTTGACGCGTCCGCCACTGTGATTGTTGTGGCAGTAGAAGTAATGGTGCCGTCCAAGAACGTACCGGTTGGGCTTGTCTCGCCACTCATGCGCTGTACCCAAATCTGAATGGGACGGCCCGGCGCTAACTTGTTAGGGATAGTGGCGTACGTAGATACACTGATACGTGTGATGGTGAGATCGGCCTGTGTAGACGCTGTGTTGCCACCCGTACGGATGACATGCTCTAACAAGTCAATGGTGTCGTTGGGTAAGGCATACGTGTTCTGACTCGGTACAAGGGGGATGGTTCCCTCTTCGATCGTCCACATGTTGATACCACGGTTTTGCCACTCAATGGTCATCAGGTTCATAGAACGACGCGCAGTGCGCAAATCGTAGCCAGAACGCATCTCTCGACCCGCACGCTCCCACGCCTCTTCAGCGATTTCCGTGAAGTCAAGGTTAAAGAAGGTTGAGCCGCTAGTGGTCATCTAAATCCTGCCGTTTTCTTTGCAATTGTTTTGGGTTGCGATACAAACTGCTTCCCAGCCGCTTTACCCGCACGTTTGGCTCGGGTTGTAGCAGCATACTCTGCTGGTGATAAAGACTTGATGGCAGCCTCGGGCAAATACCGCTCCCCCGTCTTACTCGACGGCTTTCCGGACTTGGTGCGCCACTTCTGGTCACCCCAATCTTTTAGCGATTTCTGCGGTGCTTTCAATCTCTATACCCTCCACCGGCTTCTTTGTACTTCTTTGCAACAAGTTGTGCTTTACGTGCTGACCACTGACCTGCACCTGTGCCATGAGTTGCTGCGGCTTTTACCTGCGACACGATCCGCTTACGCAGTCCGGGCTTGGTGTAATTGCCTGCCTCATTCACTTTACCGCCTTCGGCATACTCGGTGAAGTCGGTGTTGTCGCGGCGAGGCTTGCGCTTACCGTTCTCCAAGAAGTCCGTGTTATCACGACGCTTCTTCACAATACCTTTTGGTATTTTAGAGGGGTTCATGGCGCCCATACCGCGACTGGCCAACATGTTAGATCATCCTGCCACGGGTGTGGCCTTTTTTAGCAATACCATCACCGCGTTTAGCGGCAGACGAAATTGAACCGCCTTTGGAAAACTTCTTTCCAATCATACCGCCAGACGCTTTTTTCTCGCCA